CGTTAACGGAGACTACATATTTCGGATTTTCTTCCAGATATGTACCGAGATAGTCGTTGTCGACTGTCTGGGGCATCCTACAGTGTGAAACCGAGTTCACGCTCGGTGGCTGTAGATCCACCGTGTCGTCACTGCCTTCGGGCCAGTAACGATGCGAAGGTAACTGTCCGTAATGGGTTTGTTATCATTTTGGTTAGGTTTGGGCTCGAGCCCACTCCGACACCTGATGTAGCATCCCTGGACAGATATCTTCTCTCCCTCCTTGCAGGAGGTAAGGGGCATACCCCTGCAAAGTTCCCTCGAATTCAGGTAAGACCTGATAGGGAAGGCCTAGTCTCCTTACAGAGGCTAGGGAGGCGCGAACGCTGGGAATTCGCACACTCAGTTGCTTCGCTGAAGCGTAACCTGCCTGCAGGTTGCCGCCTCCATGCCCCGTCCAAGCGTTCTCTTTGGTCTGAGAACGCTTTCTCTTCTCACTCCTCTTCACCCGAGTATCTAGCTTTTGTCAAGCGTGAGATTACTCGTCTCTTCCCGTCGTGGTGGGACCGTCGTTACGGCCACTACGTAGGTAAATTCCTTCCGAACGCCAGCTCTAGGTTCTGTAAGACTAGGGCAGACTTTATTTGGAAAGGAAAGCAGGAAGAGTTCCGCAGACTCTGTACCGAGGAAACAGAGTTACCGGCATTCTGTGCCAGGTATAAGGAGGTACTTTCCGCGGGGAAAGTCCGGCCGTTGATTATTTACGACGGCATGATCGACCTATTGGGTCCCCTTCATCAGTGTCTCGACGCCTTTATGGCGAAGCACTGTAAATGGCGACTTTTTGGGCCTCCTACTGCTGAGGTGATATCATCTGTTTGTCAGTATGAGAATCAGATCTCCATTGATCTTGTTTCTGCGACTGACAATCTCTGCTTAGACGTAGCAGAGACCGTGTTGGACTGCCTTTTCTTTAAGGCTGTTGAAGTCCCTCGAGCTATTCGTAAGCTCGCACTGGATTCTCTCCATCCCCTCGTGGATGGACGGCCAGTGACACACGGTCAGATGATGGGGAGTTACCTCTCCTTTCCCCTTCTCTGTCTTCAGTCTTGGCTTGCCGCACGCTGGGCCACAAGAGACTGTAAGGCGAATATACTCGTCAACGGCGACGATACGCTGATTTCAGCGTCGTCTGAAGTTCGGGCAGTTGACTATCCTCCGGGATTTCAGCTTAACGAGCGGAAGACTATATTCTCGAAGAACGTTGCGGAGTTGAACTCTACTTCGTTTCTTCGAAGAGGGGGGAAGTGGCACGAAGTCTGCCACTTGAGGAGAGGTGGAGCCCTTAACGATTTCCAAGGTCTGCTTCATATGGCTAGAGCTTGCTCTAGACCAGTTTGGGCGGACGCCTTTATAAGGTCCCGCATTGGGAATCGTTGGGGGCTTATGCCTACCCAGCTCGGGCTGCCGCGCACTCGTTGCGCGTACCGCCGTGAAGTTGCTCTGAGACGAAAGAGGAATTTCACTGAGCTACCCGAACCTGTTGGTTCGGCCCTAAACCCCGATTTGCAGCAATATCGGGGTTGCCCTTCAGAAGGTGAAATCCGCGCCTTAACGGATTACTTCTTTAGGAATGGGCGGGATGGGCATGGGAAGAGGGACGTGTTTAACCCTTCACAGGGTGAGGTACGTCGGACCTTCTCATGGCGGAAGGCGCCGCCATGGAAGTCGCTTTCATACAGGGGCTGGTCCTACCAGCCTAGTCTTGAGAGCAGCCAGGTTTACTTTGTCCCTGAGGACTTTGTGAACCCGGAGGAAGAGGAGGGTCTGCGACGGCTCGCGGTGCTCCGGATGGAGAACTTCGGCGTTTAGTCGGCAGTTATGGGTCCCTCGCAGCTTCGGCTGCGTCGCGGGGCTGCTAGTAGAGTGATGGCCGAAAGCCAAGAGTGTATGTC